AATAATCCATGCGGGCAGATGCCCGGAATATTCGATTCTCGGAAAGATAAAATTCGGACAACCCGGTTTCCGCTTCGAAACGGACGGTACGTGGTCTATTCCCGAAACACTTGGCAATTACTTATTAATAGGTAAGGAGAAATTCCTGGCAACGGTACAATTGCCTGTCTTCATAACCCGCTTTATTTAACATTAGGTAAGGAGAAATTCCTGGCAACGGTACAATTGCCTGTCTTCATAACCCGCTTTATTTAACATAATGTTAATGCATCTACTTATCCCTTTTGAGAACTAACACCACCGGGGTGGGGGACAAGCAGAACGTCAAAGATCGAGAGCTAACGCAAGGGCAAATATATAAACTTTTTTACATTTGTACAAAAAAAATGCGATTATTTTACAAATTTCATCATTTTTTATTAAGTTGCTGGAGGGGAGTAGGGGCCAAACCTTGCGTCTGAGCTACTTAGTGTCTCGCGCACGTACGCACGCGAAGCGCGCGCGCACGCGCACGGCCTACAGACAATCTCATCCGCGGGGCCCCCTAACTCCCCTCCAGACCTCCCCATCACCCGAAGGTGTGCTTCGCACAGATATTTATATCGGGTATTTACGGGCGCGATGGTAAACCATCGCTTACGTGCCAGCGGACTCCGTCCGCGACCATGGCACCTTATAAAGGTGCTAAACGCTACCTGCGGTGCCTGTTTATTGAGTTTGAGGCAAAAGAAAAAGCCCGGTCTCAAAAGGCCGGGACTTCAAAAAGGAAAACAGAATTGGTCATCCTATACACTGCCTCAATTCGGCACCTAAAAACATAATAAGAAGAAAGGCGAAGATGTAAACCTTCGCCTTAATCACGGCAATTATTAGCCGTGCAAGGGTGTCAACAGGTCGTTCCATAAGGCAAATGTATAAAAAAAACATTAATATATCAAACCATCCTTGATCATCCTCATAGAACGCGTAATTTGCCTCGTTTTCTCGGGTATATTGCGAAGATCGTGAAGATCAATCAAACTAAGTTCAGCCTTAGCGTCGGTAAGACGCCTCGAGGCCTTCTCCGTCTTAGCGCGTTCGTCAAGCCATTTCTTTGTTGACTCCAACGAATCAGTCCTAGCCACAAGTTCATCAATCTGAGCCTGCGAAAGCTTACCGTGATACTCAGCCTGTATCTGAGCCAAAGCACCGTTACGGGCATTGAGCCAAATTCGAGACTGAATCTCATTACGCTGGTCTTCCGTAAGAGATCGACCAGCAACCGAGCGGGCGATATCCTCGTTCATCACCTCGTACTGCTTGGCAATATTCAAAGCCTTCTGGCGCTCGATTTGCACCGAGGTATCATATACCTCATTGCGGAATCGAAGGTCAAGAGAATCGAGCCTGTTTGCCAAACCCTTGCCAATTATATTGGCGTCAGTAAGGCGGGCATTCAAAGCTGTGAGATCATTGCCGAGCTTCTGACCTCGCTGGGTCTCGTCTGGGTCAAGGGTGCGACCGCGGGTTTCATCGGTCTGAGCCTTGATAAGGTCAATCTCGGCCTGCTGTCTTGCAAGACCAAGAGCACTTTGAAACTTCATGTTGGTATAATCGACATAGGGGGTCGAAACACCACCAGCAGGCTGCACAGAAGAGGGAGCATTGGTAGGGGAGTAGCTACCAGCAGTACCAAAGGCGGCATTAACATTCAGGCCTGCGGCTTCGTAACGCTGACGAACCGCGTTAGGATCGTTATAGGCCTTTTGATCCTCATAAAACTGCATTTGGCGCTGCCATGCAAGCTCCGCGGCTTCCTTCTGGTACTTGTACTGCTGCTGGAGTAGCTTTTTATTTTTCTTGTAGGAGAGGTCAGCCATTGCAAAATTCATGGCCGCGTTTCCTACCGCATCCACGTAGGGTGCGTACTGATCTAGATTAGCCATAGAAAAGGATTTTATAGAAAATCGGGGATCAGTGTGGAATCCTTTTATAAGGATTTCCACACTTATACAATATTGTCAAGTATTATATATTGTATTCCCCGATTTTCTGGTTACTACTCGACAGATGCCGGAGAGGCTTCTGATGCCGGCGCAGAATCCGATGTCGGCGCAGGATCTAATGCCGACGCAGGATCCGATGCCGGCGCAGGATCGACAACAGCATCAAGCCCAGCCATAAGATCATTCTCCATTTTTTCGAGACGATCCGTACGAATGTCGCCAGCCGGATCAACTAACCAACGACCTTCGGCGTCAATCTCATCAACTAAATCTTCACCTAAATCGGCCGGAATGAAGTCCGGCACAACGCCCTCAGCATAGAACTGGTCGATAACTTCCGTAAGAGTAAAACCCGGAGAGGTTTCACCTGCGGGCTTAACGAAAGCAGCAGGTGTAGTCTTTAAATATAATCGCATAACTTTAAAATTTAGGACGCAAACGTTTAAGGACAGTACTGCGAACGCGATGACGCAGGTAGAACTGAGCGTAGAAATTCTGAGCCGTGGAAGACTGATCGGCAAAGGGCTGGTTCCAATCGGCGGGATCGATATAAGCAGAATAGACCGTATTTACCGCAGGCCCAGTTGTTGCGTCAGGATTTCTATCTGCGCGCATATCACGAGCAAGAACCCAAGATCTCTCCGTAGTACAGAAAGTGCCTCGAATCTTATTTACAGCCGTCATATACTCAATCCAAGCAGGCTGCTTACCTACAGCCTGGGTAAAGGGATTATTGTCGACAGAAACAACGGCCGAAGCGTCCCAGCCTTCGGGAAATTCCGTGTTAAGATCAGCGACAAGAACATCTTGATATCCGATACCGTTAAATTCCGGACGGAACATATCCGAAAGCTTGGTATGACGGACATAACGTTCTGTAGACTGATAGTAATCAACACGAGGAATAAGAGTAGCGATAGCCATAATGTAACCGGGGCGATCTACTTCGATATTAAACCGTCGAGAATCACCATAGCCCATCGCGGACGAACCCTTATCGCCAAGATACTGGTCAGAATCGCCAATCTTAGCAGAGGTCGTAGCACGGATATCCTCGAAAAGAATATCCGAGGACGTAGCACCGCAAAAAGTAGGCATATCATCCATGATCTTAGGCGTGACACCGAAGTGAACACGAATCCAATCCTTGAAAGTGCCATTAGTGATTACGTCGTTATTTCGAGAATTCCAAAGTTTTTTGGCCGTAACAAGCTGGTCTACCTGGAACGAATCACCGACCGTAGAAACGGTAACCGTCGAAACGTTATTTTTGAAAAACGTATCGTTAAGAATTACGTTCATGCGGTCGGGCATGTAGCAAGCCTGCCATAAGCCACCCAACGGAACAGTCATGAATGGAGCCTTAAAAGTAGAGTTTTCCGGAATCCTAAATAGACCCGTAATAGGTGTCGCAGCTAAGTTAGCATGAGAGGTCATTTCACCACCAGAATACGGAAGAGACATGTAAAGATCGTCCAGCTTGGTAAGATCATAACTCGAAACACGCTTATCATTAATTCCCCAGTTTGCGGTCATGACATTATAAGAGCCCTCCTGCCTATTAGCGTAGTAATGACGGAAAATATCATAATACATAAGATAAGGAATCAGGTTAACCGAAAGCGCACTAGGCGCAGAAGAAAAACGGCCGGAATGATAACCCATGCCTAGGAAAGCAGGAAGAGAACTAGGGTCAACCTGGTACATAGGTTTATGTGCAGCAGGGTTAAAAGTAGGGAAATTGACATCCAACAAACCGGTGGATGACTGAAGCATAGAACCATTTCTCCAAAGCTTCGGAACATAGAGCGAAACACCTGCAAAGAACACGCAAATCTGAAGGCGATATGAACCGTAAAGGGGATTAAGAATCGCCTGCGTATTCATAAGGTGCTTAAACTCAAGTTGGTGATAATCACCAGCGTTGCACGGAATGCAACAAATAGGGTAGCCAAGACCCGGAGCCATCGATGTCCGCAAATAATGCGAAAGATCATGGTGCGCCATTTTTGGCGCCTTTTTCTTTTCTTTAGGGAAAATTGCCATAATTAAAAAGGATAAAGATCTAAAGTGAATTCATCTGTCTCATCATAAGGATTGTATTCACGCAAAGAATCCTTACGAAGTTTAGGGGTTAAAGGTTTGCTTCTCCCTGACCGAAGAGTAACCTCGAGCAACTTTGCTCGATCTTGCGCAAAGGTGAGTGGTTCTGTATAGGTTTGCCTGCCGAGAATCTTTTTGAAGGGTCGCTCAGATTTGGATAACAAAACCTTAAAGTTACGTATTTCATCATCCGTAAAAATCTTCGAGCGATAATAACGAGGCATAGCATACACAAAAGAATCAAACTTACAACAAAGGTTAAGAGGATCATTAGCATTTCCTTTCTTGTGCCATGATCGCCATCGCTCCTGATCGCAGTAGGATCGTCCAAGGCCTGGAGATACAAAGATCGTTGGTTTGTGGAAACCGACGGCGGGTTTTGTGATGTATTTCGTGGCGTAAGACAACTGCTTGGCAGATTGGAGGGGTCGGGCGCATATAAATCCATACCTCCACGATCGAACCAAATCGTACTCGGAAATGTTGCAATCCCAGACGAATCCGTGGAAATGGAGGCGTCCACGCTCCTCTCCGAGTTCTGAAATGAAAAACCGCTTTGGAGAGCGACGACCGGGCACATAATAACGCAACCGATCAATAAAAGCGCGCATAGCAGAGGCCATGCCTGCTTTGGTTTGGAACTGTTCATAATATTTAGGCGCAATAGTTAATGTTAAACACGTGCAGGAATCATGATTGCCAAACATATGCTCATGAAGCAAGCGAACACGCCAAGAGCGGGCTTTATCACGAAGACAACCAAGACACTTGCCACAGTCAATTAAAATTTGATAATCCTCAGGATAACCCTGCGGAGAGCCGTTCGCAATACGCCACACTCGAAGGTTTTTAGCTCCAAGTGCGGTCTTAGGATTGAAATGAGGATTGATAATCTGACGAGGACGTAGGCAATGCGACATTACAACCGTTTACCTCCAACGTCGAAGACTTGAGTATGAGGACGAGTGGATTTACTTTTTCCTCTTTTTCTTTTGAAACGTGACATGACAATCAGATTTAGGTACAACTTCAAAAATATGATGTATGATATCATTCACATGAATGGTTAGAATGAAATCAACAGAGCCAACAAAGGAAAATTCCTTCTGATAAGAGAAACTGAAACCATAGCGACCAAGCACAACTAGGGAATCGTAAGTAGCAGGACACACAATAACGCCGTCACAATAATCCAAATAGGAGGCCTTGTAAAAAATATTAAGCAACACAAAAACGCCTCTTATAGCGTCCATGCGTCTTGAATTACGGAAAGTCTCGGGAAATGTCAT